GAGAACGATGTGAGCAAGGCGCTGTTCAAGGTCGCACTGGCCGACGTTCCGAGTACGCCAGCTTATCGCGCCCAAGCCATGACGATGCTGGCCGAGGTGATGAAGTCGCTCCCGCCGCAACTCCAGGCTGCGATGGTGCCGTACTACCTCGAATCCACCGAGATTCCGAAGCGTCAGGAAATGGCCGACCTCGCGCGCAAGGTGATGGGCCTAGGCGAAGAGGGCCAGCAGCCCGACCCCGAGAAGCAGCAGATGATGCAAGCCTTGGAGCAGATGCAGGCCCAGCTTCAGCAAGCGATGGCCGCGGTGCAGGACAAGGAAGCCGACCGCGCACTGAAAGAGCGTGACCTGGACATCAAGGCGCAAAAGGTTGATGCGGAGATCGCCAACCTGCGCGCCGAAACCCAGCAAACCCGTGCTGAGACAGCCGGCAAAGCAATGGCGCTCGCCAGTCCGCAGCCAATGCAGCCTCAGTTCTAGTCCTTCCTCCCTATCCCGAGGTTACGCCCGTCCAAGTGACGGGCTTTTTTTCGTCTTGATTGTTCCAAAAACGGTTCATAAGGGCACCCCTAAATCAGATTGTTCGCTAAATAGCATCAATGGCAATGCGCTACGCAGCCCTGCGTTACGGGCGCGCCGAGCCACTGACGGACTCCGACCGATAGAGGAAATGGAATGACTGATGCACTGAAGGACTTGGACTACTACGCCGCCAACCCGGACGAAATGCCTACGGACCCCGATCAGATCGCGGCCTTGATGGCTCAGATGGAAGGCAACCCGGCACCCGAACAGGCTGAAAACGACGCGACAGCCGGCGTGGAAGAAGCCAAAGGCGAGGACGAAAAGACCGAAGAAGCACCGCAACAGGTGGATGAAGAAGCCCCGATTGCGAGCAAGGACGGCAAGCACACGATCCCCTACGACGTACTCAAGTCGGAACGGGAACGCCGCAAAGCCGCCGAGCAAGCGATGCAGGAGCTTCAAGCGCGCATCGAAGCGATGCAGCAGACCGGCAAGCCGCAGGAACAGGCACAAGGAGAGGCGTCACCCGACGAACTCGACCAGATGGCCGAAGACTTCCCGGCAGTCGCAAAGCTGCTCGAACACACGCGCAAGCTCGAACAGCAGTTGCAGTCCGTGTCGCAGCGAATCGAACAGGAAGACCGCCAGCGGCAGGAAGCAAGCATGTCCGAGGTCCGGGCAGCCGTAGATGCCAACCCAACGCTATTGCATTGGGAGCACAACGACCCCGACCGATGGGCCGCTGCTATCGAGGCAGACACCAAGTTGCAGGCTTCGCCAGCGCATCGAGGGCTGACGCTAGAGCAGCGATTGGCAAAGGCTGTGGAAATCGTGGATGCCTTCTATGGCCCCGATCAAGCAGCGCCGCGTGCTCAGGCCCAGCCCCAAGAAAAGCCCGCCAAGAAAGCGGCAGCAGCGGCGAAGAGTGCGCCCCGTACCCTCTCGGATATTCCGGGTGGTGCGGTCCCGCCCTCCGATCCGGTTGAGGAGTTCGCACAGATGTCAGCCGACCGACTTGGCGCACAGATGGCGAACATGACCCCCGACCAGATCACCGCACTGCTGGCGCGACTTGGCTAACACCCAATTCGTGAAATAGGAGCCTTCAAATGGCCTCGACTGGCAGCTTTAACACCGCAGTGGCGTCGAACTCGGCGCTTGCACGCAAACTCTTCTCGGTTGCGCTCTTTGCGCAGACCCAAAAGCAACCCGGCTTCTCGCGCGCCCTGACTGGTCCCGCGCCGAGCACTGGCGACGCGATCAACAAGCTCAAGGCGCAAACCTCGAAGGACATGCCGATTGTCCGCATCACCGACCTGAGCAAGACCGCAGGCGACAAGGTGAGCGTTGATGTGTTCGGCACTATCGGCGGCAAGCCCACGATGGGCGATGCGGACGCCGAAGGCACTGGCGTTGCGCTCACCAATGCGTCGATGGACATCAAAATCGACCTCGCCACGAAGGTTGTGGATGCGGGCGGCAAGATGAGCCAGCAACGCACCGTCCATGATCTGCGCAACATCGCCATAGCGAACCTCACCAGCTACTTCGCCCGCCTGGACGACCAGACCAGCCTCGTGCATCTGGCCGGTGCGCGCGGCACCGAAGTGAACGACGATTGGGTCGTCCCGCTGTCTTCGGACGGCGATTTCGGCGCGATCATGGTCAACACCGTCACCCCGCCCACCTACGAGAGTCACTACCTGGTCGATGCGGGCGGTGCTTCGCTGGTGATCCCGTCCGCAGCCAACATCGGCGCCATCGCAACCGCCGACGTGCTGACGCTTGAGTCCATCGACAACATGCGTACCATGCTGGACGAAATGGCTTTCCCGCTTCAGCCGGTCAAGATCGCTGATGACCCCGCTGCTGCGGATGAGCCGATGTGGGTTCTGTACGTGTCCCCGCGTCAGTACTCGCATCTGCTCAAGGCCACCAGCAACGACATCCGATCCTTCCAGCAGAACGCATGGAACCGCGCCTCCTACGGCTCCAAGCACCCGCTGTTCAAGGGTGAAGTCGGCATGTGGAACGGCATCCTGGTGAAGAAGCTCAACCGCGCCATCCGTCACGGCACCGGCAGCTCGATCACCTCCGTCCTGGTCGCCGACAAGGCCACCGGCACCGGCACTGCCACCGCCCTGCCGGCCGGAATCACCGCAGGCTTCGCGGTGGATCGTGCGATTCTTCTCGGTGCTCAGGCGCTGGGCAATGCCTACGGCAAGAACAAGGGCAGCGACTACCACTTCGACTGGCTCGAAAGCCCGTACAACTTCGGGCGCGCGATGGAAGTCGGCGGCGATTGCATGGGCGGAAAGGCAAAGCTGCGCTTCAACCTGGGCGGCACCCACGTCAAGGACCACGGCGTCATGGTGTTCGACTCGGTTGTCTCGCTGACCTGATCGTAGTCGGTAGTAAGTGAGAGAAAGGGGGCTTCGGCTCCCTTTCTTGTTTCAAGCGCACCCCTATTCGTGCGCTTGCCGTACAACCCTCGCAAAGGAGCGATCATGCCCATTGCCATCAAGTACAACGGCCCCAAGCCCTATACCGATCATCTTTACGGCTCCAAGCTGCATTGGGAGATTGGCGACACCCGCGACGACGTGCCCGAGCACATCGCGGTCAAGCTGCTGCGCCATCCCGAGTTTGAGGATGCGCGCAAGTACAAGTCGAAGATCAAGGTCGAAGAACAACCGCGCGAGAAAGTGGAAGACCTGCCGCCGCTGGTGAATCTGGAAGCCATGACGAAGGATCAACTGGCGCAGTACGCGCATCGCAACTTTGGCGTGAAGCTCGACACTTCGGTCAAGAAAGCTGAACTGCTCGACACTGTGCGCCTGACGATGGGTAAGCGAGTGCGATAAATGGCTGCGCTCTCCGCTCTCTACCCCTACGTCGTCCCGCACTTCCCGAACGTGCCGGAGCTTGCAGTTGATCGAGCGATTCTCGACGGTGCGATTCAGTTTTGCCGGGATTCGCTGGTGTGGCAGGAAAACACAGACCCGATCTATGTGATTGCGGGCGTGGCTGAATATGACGTTGAGCCCGTATCGAACGCCGAACCCATTCGCGTGCTGGCCGCAGTGAAGGCAGACGAACACCTTGACCGAGCGCTGCTTGCGGGAAGCGACATCGCCAAGATTGGCGAGGTGACGGGGTTTGTGCAGCCGATCCCGCGCATCGTTCGTCTGGTGAGCACGCCGGAAGAGGGCGCCTCCATCGTGCTGCGGGTGGCGCTTGAGCCCAAGGACACCGCGACCACGCTCGATGACGGCCTTGTGCGCTACTGGAAAGAGCCGATTGCAGCAGCGGCACGGCAACGATTGGCGCTGACCTACGGCGACATCAATCAGGCGCAGATTGCCGAGCAGCAATATCAGTTCGGCCTCGGTCGTGCGCGGGCACAGGCTCAGGTCGGCGTGCATCGTGGGCGACTCAGGACGCGCGCAGTCCCGTAAGGGCACCCCCGAAAGGTCAATCCAATTAGCCTCTGCTGCAATTACCGCACAGGGGCTTTTTTATGACTGCAATCCAAGTAAATGATGTCGTAACTCGCGTGGGGCAGTTGCTCCAGGACACGACTCACATCCGCTGGCCGCTCGCCGAGAAGCTCCAGTACATCACCGACGCCGTGCGCGAGGTCTGCTTCTACAAGCCCGATGCGTGCGTCAAGACGGCGGTCGTCAATCTCGTCGCTGGCACCAAGCAGGGTTTGCCGGCCGAAGGCACGACGCTGATCAACATCGTGCGCAACATGGGCGTGAACGGTGCAACACCAGGGTTTGCCCCGCGCGCGGTGATGCGCGACATCCTGGATGCGCAGATCCCGAACTGGCACGCATCGACGCCGGGCGCCGAGGTCAAGCACTACACGTTCGATCCGCAGAACCAGCGCGTGTTCTACGTCTATCCGCCGCAGCCGGCCACCGGCCAGGGCTCGCTCGAGCTGGTGTATTCCGCCGAGCCCGCGAATGCAGCCGAGAACGGCACGCTGGATCTTGATGGCACATGGGTGCCGGCGATCGTCAATTACGCCCTGTATCGCTGCTACAGCAAGGACGCCGAGTACGCCGCGAATGC